ATGCAGCCCCCGCGCCGTCTCGAAGACACGCATATCGATCAATACATGCGCGCTCGCTTCGACGAGCTTGGGATTCCTTGGGTCCAGACCAGGCGGAACGCTGCTACTGCTCGTAGCGGTCAGTTACGGGGGGACATCTGGGTAAGCCGTACGACGCATGATTCGCCTAACTTCGAGGCGCAGATTGTCGCCTTGATCGAATGCAAAGATCGCTCGTGCCAACTTGGCGACCGCGATTGGCTGGACGCAATTCGCCAAGGCCGAGAGAAGGCGACGCGACAAGGGCTTCACTCGTTCTTCGTCACCAACACCGACGGGCTTACGCGGTGCTATAACGCCATCACGGGAGCCGAGATCACCCTCGACGGGCGCGTCATAGCGGACTTCGCATCGGTTCCAGTGCTGATTGCGGTTCAGGCGCAGGTGAACGCTGAGAACAACGCCGTCAGGGTTCGATCATTCGCGCAAGTTGTCCCAGATGCTAACCGGTTCCGTTCCGCTCTCTGGAACCTCAGACAGGTATTCCGATCGCGCGGCATGGGCCGCGGGAGCGAAGAGGCGATAATAAAGACGACGCTTACTTTCTGCATTCTACACATCCTGTCTGAGCGACAAAGACTTCATCCCGTTCTGCCGAGCACCGTTTTACTCTGGTCCGACTGGCGGCGCGGACAGATCGACCGAGACGTCCGCAACACCATAGACGACGTCGTAGAAGTAGCTATGTTTCAACATCTGCGTGGAAGCCTTGAGGTCGACGGCCGCTTGAATGCGGATGCCGTGGCAAGGATTGTTGATGAGCTTGGCCAGTTTAATCTTTACGGTAGCGACTTTGACTTCTTTGGCATCGTTTATGAAACGTATGCGAGTCGAAACATCAAGAAGGACTTTGGCGAGTTTTACACGCCTCGACACATTGTGCGCTTCATGGTGCGGAACCTGTTCTTTTTAGAAACGTCCCCGCGGCCGATACGTATTTGCGATCTTGCCTGCGGTACGGGGGGCTTCCTGGTGGAAGCTTTTCTTTATCTCCAAGAGACCTACCGGCGAGGCGGCTCTTTAACTGACGACGTGTCGCGGCGTTTAAAGAACTCAACATTCGTCGGCCTCGACACGAACGGCCAGCATGCGATCCCGTATGCCCGGACTAACATGATGATGGCAGGTGATGGTGGCGCCCACGTCCGGGCCACAGCTGACAGCTTAACAGAAGACCTATCAGATCAATTTGATTACATTATCGCAAATGTTCCTTACGGACAGTACGCTGGAGCCGCTGACATCAGCAGCTTCGCCTACACCAATAAGCGTCGCTATGAACTATTGTTCCTAGAGAAGATCGTAACTTCATTGCTGCCCGGAGGCAAAGCGGCGGTTATCGTGCCTGATGGTCTGGTACAAAACACATCTAACGATAGCTATCGTCTGCGGTTTCTCTTTGATGTGACAGTCGAGGCGGTCGTATCTTTGCCCTCTTTTTCTTTTCTCCCCTACACTGGAGAAAAGACGTACATCCTGTTTTTTACTAAGAAGATGCCACGTGATCGCGGTCGCCTTCAAGAACAACCGATCTGGCATTATATTGTCGATCACGACGGCTTCCAGGCTGGGTCTAAGCGCTTCCCGATCAATCAAGATGACCTGACCAGCCTTGAAGATGGTCAATTTGGTAGACTCTTGATTGATGGAAAGGCAAAACTAGTACCGATAGACGAGGTGTGCGAGGCAAACTTCTTCTCACTTAGCTCCGAGACCTATCTCCGCAGAAAGGAAGTTGTTGAGATGTCAGAAGTTCAGTTTGAGCAACTCCTTGTTTTTGGTGAGCGTTTTCTAGAAAGTGCATTTGATCATGCTTGAGGTAGCAAGGGTTCATATATTGCCCGATCAAGTCGTTCTAAGCGGGACGGTGGACAGGCTATTTGATTTCCTCGATAACAATGGGGGGCTCACAGAGGAGTTCCTCTATCAACATCAGCCGACTACACCTGATCCGATACCTGTTTATGCAACAAACAGGCGTCCAATCGGCCGTCTGGACTACGAAGTTGCATCAGCCACAGGCCTTACTATCCTCGAAGGTCCAGCGCTGATCGTAGCTCGAAAAGGCTATGCAGGTCGGATCTTTGTCGTGAGCGATACGCGATTTATTGTTCAGGAAGACGCCTATGCGATACTTCCTAAACCAGAGTATCGCGATCGTATAAATCTGGCGTGGTTTGCGGCGCACTACACGGAAGAGTTTCAAAGCCTACGCACTTCCGAGGATGGAATCGGAGACTTTCCCAGGACTTTGCTTAAATCACGGTCGGTGAGCATTCCTTCTGTAGAAGTTCAAGATCGGCTCGCAGCGCTGTATCAAAGGCGGGACACTCTGATGTCTGGCATTTCTGGTATAAGTGGACGGATTCAGCAGCATATCATGAGCCAGGCTGTTGTCGGATAGAGTTCCGAGACACATGCTCGCAGTTCAAGCCACGACAAATGCAAAGCGGGAGCGTATGTTGAACCGGAAGGCGTGGGCGCGCTTTGGCAGTTTGACCGAAAAGTTGAGGTCCGACGTCTTGACAAACCTTCACCTCGCTATGTCGTGAATTATCGTAGTCGCGGCCTAATTCAATGCGGCCGCACGGTACGGGACGTGTCGATCGCTGCACAGCGTGAGCATTGAATTGGGAGGGACGCGAGAGCACTTTCGGTCAACCTCACACAGGCGCAAAAGCCCGGCTGGCGCGACCTACGCCGGTTTGACGCCTTCCACCCGGTCAAGCACCGCTTTGACTTGTGAGGCCTGCCAGAAGCCGCCACCGCGTGGTGTTGTAATCCGTCTCTCGCTTAAAACGGCGGCGATCTGGCGCAACGATGTAGCGCCAGATGCGCGAGCCTCGACAATCGCGCTGTAAACGTCGTTTGCGCGATTTGCTGCTTTCGCGCTTCTTACTTTCGCGCTTGCTCGCGCAGCATCCCCCGCCGGGAGGGGGTGCCCCCTGTATCCACCAAGGACCACCCCCCTCCCCTTGGCCGCTGCCAGCGCTGCCTTCGTGCGCGCCGAGATAGCCTCGCGCTCTTGCTGTGCGACAAGAGCCATGATGCCAACCGTGAGATTGTTGGCGTCGGGCATGTCGGCAGCGACGAACCGCGCACCGGAGTTCTGTAGGGTGAGAAGGAACGCGGCATCGCGGGACAGCCGGTCTAGCTTGGCGACGATCAGCGTAGCGCCGGTGAGCTTGCACAGGCGCAGGGCCTCTTGGAGCTTCGGACGGTTGGTGTCACGCTTGCCAGACTCCACCTCCGTGAACTCTTCTAGCAGCTCCCATGAGCCGCCGTTGAGGTAGCTGCGCACCGCCTCTTGCTGCGCCTCTAGACCCAGCCCGGATCGCCCCTGTTTCGCGGTGCTAACTCGGTAGTATGATACGTGCTTTCCGGTCGCCATGAGCGCTGTTCCGTTTACTACATCGTTCGTTGTAGCTAACTTAACGGCGTTGGCAGGGTTTGCAAGCGTGAGTTACGAACGGCGCGAAAGCCGCAGAACTCCTGACGATCGTCAGCCTCACCGGCCTGTTCGATCCATTGAGAGCCGCGGTAAGAAGCAAGCCTGTTTTAGCAGGATGCGGTCAGCGGGCGCGACAAGAGCGGCAGGCATGGGGCGGCATGGTTGCATTTGACCAGTAGTACGGCGAGAACATAGCGTGATCGACGCGCGTTCAGAGGTAGGAATGCAGAAAAAGTATCAGGTGTTCGTATCATCCACCTTCCGCGACCTCGCAGATGAGCGGCAGGATGCGATACGAAGCATTCTAGACCTCGGGCACATACCCGCTGGCATGGAGCTGTTCCCGGCGGCGGACACCGAACAGCTCACCTACATCAAAAAAGTAATCGATGAGTGCGACTATTACGTCCTCATCATGGGCGGCCGTTACGGCTCACTTGATGAGCACGGCGTCAGCTACACAGAGCGAGAGTACGACTACGCCGTATCGACCGGCAAGGTAGTTCTTGCGTTTCCACATGGCGACCTCGCCGCAATCCCGGTCGGCAAGAGCGAGACTGCCGATCGCATGCGCGACAACTTGGAACAGTTCCGAGTCAAGGTCATGACTGGAAGGCTAGTGCGAGAGTGGAAGTCTCGTGAGCAGCTAGAGGCGATGGTCGTCAAATCGCTCGTCCGCGCGATGGCAGACTTTCCGGCGGTCGGATGGATTCGCGGAGATGCGGCAGCTTCAGAAGATATTCTCGTCCAGCTTAATCAGGTGAGAGGTGAGAAGGAAGCGCTGCGGATTGAGGTATCTAAGCTCAAGAAGGCAGCGACTCCTCAAGTGGATAATCTTGCGGGCTTTGATGAGTCTATCAAAGTAAATTACAAATACACTCATCACGATCGCTTCGGTTCTGAAATTAGGAACGGTAGCGCTAAGCTGACGTGGCGCGAGGTTACCCAAGCTGTTCTACCAAGTTTCATGCAACCTAGAACCAGAGCGTTTATTTCGAGCTCGTTGTCCACCTATCTAAAAGAGATTAAAGACGCGAGCTATTCCGCAAAGGTTTTTTCGACGGACGTTGACATAATTGCGAGTCAACTTATGGCCCTCGGCCTCGTTTCGTCACATCAAGCAAATGCGACTCAAGGTGGCCTAACAGAGTTTCTGACTATAACAGAGTTCGGAAAGAAGACTCTTCTTGAGTTCTCTACCGTTCGCGCCAAGGCGGCTTCCTCTTAATGCTAGTGACCTAAGATAGCGCGGAAAGCTACCGGGAGCTTGCCTCAATCAACCTTCCGGTCGCTTCGCGGCGAGCGATAAGGCTGTTAGCTAATCTAGATCGCAAGTCCGAACCACCGGGACCATATGCGTGAACGAGCTGGATAATGGTGGCGTCCGTAACGGCGAGCACCTTTCGAGCGCTTGCCCTAAGTTCCACGTCAGACATAGAGTCATAGAACCACGCTGCGGGATTGATGCGGGTATCTCGCAACGTGAACCATTCCATCACGTCAGCCGGCATGTCTCCGAACGCCAGCTCGGGATATTTCAACCGGCCCTGCCCTGTGAAAAGAAGCCCGCCACCCTGATCGGTGTTGATCGCAACGCCATCCACGATCACCGTGTTCAAGAAGTCGTGCCCGATTACGTCACGGTTCGCGAGCCACGCATGCGCGGCGAAGTCCAGCCACACCGCTTCTACAATACGTCCCGTGGCTGGCAACAACGGCTTCCCGTGTATGAAGCGGGACGCCACGCCCCAGCGCGATCCTAACTCAGGTGGGAGGCCTTGGGCGAGGTCCATATCTACAACGCCGGCGCCGGCAGCCTTCAACAGCTTGGCGGTAAGCACCTCGTTCTGTGCGCGTGCGATGCCGATTGCTTCCGAGCCAACGGCAGAACCCTTAACGTAGTATCGAACGCCTTGGCGCTCGTACTGTGCTCCGGGGTTGGAACCCGGCAGTTGAGGCCCGACCTTCGTGAAGGCCGATAGTTGAGCAATCACTGGTGGTCGCTGGCTCGGTTCGCCTCTATCAGCGCCGCGCCAAAATCATCCATGCCGGCGCTATCCCGCTTGGACACGTCGCGGCTCTTTTTCGCCAGTCCTAGCTTGATGAGGTTCGCGCCTAGCAGCGTCACGTTGCGTCGATAGTTCTCTTGATCGACCGGCTTGCCTTCCAACAAGTCGGCGGTTGCTTGTTCGCATAGCATCGCCAGCGTGGCGGCGTTCATGAGCAACAGGCGCTCCGATGGTGTTGGGTGGCGACCTAGCTGGTCGGCGAGTTCCAGCCCGATCGACCGAAACCGCTTGGCTTCCATCGTGCGCCCGTCAATCTTGCGACCGGCGATGCTCATGTCGAACGCGATCGGCTCAATGGACATGACGGCTGTATCCCGTGGCTTCGATCGCCGCGAGCACGCGAGCACGCGTTGCTGGCGAAACGTTCGGGCGATCGTGGATCACTTTTGAAGCGGTGGTCGCCGACACGCCAGCGGCGCGGGCAACATCTGGGATTGACACGCGATGGTGGCGCGGGGGCATGTTGGTGCGCTTCACCTTTATCAGCGCGTCGGGATCGTGCTCCACTCGATTGAGGTAGGCGAGCACGCGCGTGCGCACCTCACCGGGTTCAAACCCCGCCAGTTCGCACACGGTACGGAAGTCGTCACCACCATTGCTAAACCATGCGCGGGCCGATTGCCGAATGGTGCGGTGTCCACTTCCGACGCGGCTCACCCCCGCGGCTTCCTGTGCGGCGTTGACGATCACGCCGACGAATAGCCGCTGCTCGGGACTGATACCGGCGGCGTTCATGGCTTCCGCACCAGCCGTGCTTTGCACCTGCACCCGTGTTCGAGCGGCGGTGTGAGGCAAGGCCCCAGCGGCGTTGCGAACGGCTGATTGAGAGGCACGCCGTCGCGGTTCATTCCGGGCACCTGTGCATGGGATAGGCGCACGCGTTCGTCGCCAGCGGTCTGCCAGTAGCGGCGCTGATCGGCTGGCAGCGCGCCGAAGCATTGGGCGATCTGCCAGCCGGTGAGCTTCGCCGTTTCGGCGATCTGGTGCGCGGCATTGCCGGCAACAGCCTTCGTGCGGGCGTGCCGGAGTGCCTTGGCATGGCGATCCAGCAACTTTTCGGCCTGATCCGAGCTGGTGCCCGTTCGGATCGCCTTGGCGAGCATCTGGCGCTGTGCGGCGGTGATGCTCCCCCGTGTGGCGACAAGGATAGACTTCGCGTCGCGCTTGGGATCGGCGGCATGGGCGATCAGGGCTTCGCGCATCACGTGGAGTGAGCGAGCCTGTGCGACGGACAGGCCGAGGACGCGACGGATCTGGGCCGCGCGGCTGTCTGCGCTCTCACAGGCGGCAAGCATGCGTTGCGCGGTGTCGCGAAGCGCGTTGGCGCTCTCGTGGAGATACGCGGCGCGAAATGAGCGGATCGCGTTATCGCGCGCAGTCACAGCGTCGGCAGCGTTCGTGTTTGCGATATGGCGGGCTTGTGCGGCAGCAAGCGCGACCACAGCGGCAAAGAACGTCGCGAGGGCAGCTACGCCGCTGGTGGCGTCCAGCGCATCGGCGAGCTGCCCTTGTTCGGGATCGTCGGTGCTGATGAACGTGGTGAGCTGGTCGGCGTAGTGGTCGCGGGCGTCGGGGCCTTCCTCATCGGCGTTCGCCATGAGCGCGCCGACAGCAAGCAAGTCGAACAGCGCGATTGCATCATCAAGCGCCGCATCGATCATTTCTTTCAAACCCGCTTCCTGCCGCGCGGTGAGCTGGTCGATAGGGTCGATCAAAGCACCACCTCCGCAACGTTGGCCGACGATGCGCGCAAGTGCGGCTCAATCAGCCGGCGGACGTGCTTCGGCAGCTCATCGGCGATGGTCGGAAAATACATGGTCATGCTGTCGCCAAGCATGCGCTGCATGACGGGCGCGCCGGAATGCTGCCCCTGTGTCAGCAGATGAACCGCCAACTCGACGCATGCCGTGATGATCGCGGGCGGCGTGTCAGCGGTCGCGGGATAGCCGTGCGGCGCGCGATCAGAGACGCGGGGCCACGCGAGCGGTTGTGTCGGAGCGAGCGGGCGACCCTGCCAGCGCATACGATCCAGCAACGCCGTAGCGGTGATGAGAGCTTGCGATCGCGTCGCTTCGGCCGCGCCGTTCCATGCCGCGGCAAACAGGCGAGTTGCGGCGATGGCTTGGGCTTCGGCGAGGCTGATATAGGAGTTCACGCCGGCACGGATCGTCCAGGCGGGCACAGGGTCGGTCACGTCAGATATACCTTGTGGAGCACGCCGTCGCGCAGCTTACGGCGCTCAAGCCGCGCCACCTTGAGGGTGGCGGCGTCGGGCAGCTCGAAAGTGTCGCCGATGACGATGGGGTGCGGGTGGTCGATCAGCCACACAGTTGCGGCAGCGTCGGGCATGGCTTCGCGTGACGCTTGCCCCAGCGTTTTTCCGGGGCTGTAGGTCACGCGCGCGCGGTGATCCGTGAATGTCACGGCCTGAACCTTGCCGAACAGGTCGCGCTGGCCCGCGTGGAGCTGGCGAACAGTATCGGTCATGAGGGGCAACAGGTCGGCAAGCATCGGGCACCTTGGAATGAGGGTGCCAGCCGCGCGCCCCATTTCAGGAGAGAGGGCACCGCTGGCTGTCGGGGTTTTGCATGCGCGGGCACTCGCCGACTTATCCCACGCCGGTATCGCACCGGCCCCTTCCCCACCTCCCAGCGCGCGGCGGGCAACCTTTCCACCGCCGGGAGTGTGTGGGGAGGCTTCTATCGCCGCCGGGGTGAGCTTATGCGGCCTTGATGCCCTTGAGGCGGGCAGCGGCCTTCGGGTGCTTACAGACGAAGCCCGAGTACCATTCGGTCCGCGTGCGGAGCGCCGGCTTGTCGTCCACCTCGCCAAGGTCGCGCGCCTCGATCGGCTTCGTCTGGATGCCGTGGAGCGTGTCAGCGCCGAAGCGGACGGCGTAGATGCTGGTGGTCGCGTTCGCGGTCCCCTGCGCCTCGTCAAAGGCGAGAATGTCCGCGCCCGTCTCGTCTTCCTCGATCAGGCCGAAAGGCACGCCGGCATAGCCGTCCAGCTCGCGACCAAGCTGGTCGGTGCTGATGGTGAGCGCATTGACCGAACGGGCAAGCTGGCGCGCCTTCCGGCGAACCGTCTTGTTCATGAGCAACAGCGAGGGCGTGCCCCGCACCGCGTCGACCAGCTCGTCCAGCATTTCCAGCGTGAGCACGTTGCCGTTGGTGCCGGCAGTCAGCACTTGCTCGCCGGTGAGGCGGCGGTTCAAACCATCGAACTCCTTCGGGTTCGCCGACGTGTCGCCATCAAAGAAGGTGCGCAACCAAGTCAGGGCCGCGGCCTTCGCCTTCATTCCATCGTGAATAGCGCGGGTATCGTTGTCGCCGGTCTGCATGGCGATCTGCGCGACGTCGAAGTCGCTGTCGCCACCAAGGATGGTCAGCGTTTCGGTGAGCGGGTTCACGACGCCGGTGGACTCCACATAGCCTTCGTTGAAGCCACGGAACGCCACGCCGGGAAGTGAGGACTCGCGATTATAGGTGTAGGCGTTGCCGGCGATGTTGATGAACGGCAGCGCGGCGAGCACCGGGTTCTCGGTCGCGAAAATCTCGACAATGCCGCTCGTCAGTGGGTCCGGGTTGAGCTTGGCCCACTCGTTGATCGTAAGCACTTACAGGTATCCTCTCATTGTTTTTACTTGCGGTATCCACCGGCCATGCGGGCAAACACCGGCAGGGACGAAGGATCAGGGGTAACCGGCGTGATTGCCGGCTTGCCGCTGTCGGTGGCGGGCACCGCCGGCTTGGCATCGAACACGCCGGTCGCCTTGGCGTTGTGAAACCATGCGAGCTGGTCGGCTGGCGACAGGCTGGCAGGGATGAGGCCGCGAAGGTGCTCCGGCACGCCGGCAAGCACGGTGGTGGCGGTGTCGGCGAGCTGTGCCTTGAGGGCAGCAAGCTCCGCGACGGCGGGCTCGGGCGTCGAGTTCTCGTTTTCCATGTCGGTTCCTACAGGGGCAGCGCCAGCGCGGCGGACTCGTCGCGGCGGGATTGGAGTTCGCGCATCGCGGCAGCGCGGTCGGGGAAGCCATCGGGGTTCAGCGCCATGAGGGCGTCGGCAGGGCTCCAAAGCCCCAAGTCGATCTTGTCGCGGGTGTTCGCGAGCTGTTCGGCTTCGGTGAGGCTGTCTTGCAGCTCCGCGAAGTCCACGGCGATCGTCGCGTCGTCGGGGATGGTGCCGGGGCGATGCGTGTTCACGACAGCCTTGAGCACCGCGAACAGGCGAGCTTCGGCGATGCGCCATTGCGCAATGTCGTCTAGCCGTTCCTCGCGAAGCTCGATGCGGCCCGCGTGCTTGGCGCTGCCAGACTCTGCGACCTTGGACAGGTCGAACACGTCGCTGCCAACGCCGTGCGTGGCGGCGGTCTGGCGCAACACGAACTCGATTGCCGACAGGATCGACGCAATCGGGGAGTTGGGGCTGGCGAAGCCGAACTGCCCGCCCTGCGGAAGCGCGATTGCGCGATCGGGGCCGAATTGCAGAACCTCGTTGGCGCTGATGCCGGTGGCCCATGCCTGTCCGTGCGCCTGCGATTCTACACTTCGCCACAGGTTCGCCAGTGCGACGTTCACGGCGTCTTGTGCTTCAATCAGGTCGTTACCGCCGGGAAGAAAGAACTGGACGTCGGGCAAGCGGTCGAACAACGGCACGAACGGCAGCACGCCGTAGGGATTGACGTTGCCGTGATTGCCTTCGATCCGGCGGGGCACGCCGCGATAGTTCAGGTGCCGAAAGCCGGTGGCAGTCCAATCGGAATACGTCACGTCTTCGGCGCGGGTCGCACCGTGCGTGATGATGACACGTTCCGGGTTCTCCGGGTCGGTGTAGAGCACGTCCAGCACGTTCGGCGTGATGACTGCCAGCGTCGGCGTGCCGGTCGCATCGTTGAAGCCGACTTGCAGCAGCCCCGTCTTGCATAGCTTCACATAGCGTGAAGCCTTCTTGAGCACGGCGTCGGCGTTCATCGCACGATAGAGCGCGTCCATCGTTGCTTGATCGACGCCGCTGAACACGCGCCGGGGCTGGATGCGATAGGTGTTGGCGCGGCGATTGGTGATCGCGCGCACGACATTGATGCTGAAAAGCCGGAACTGTTCAGGTCGCGACCAGCGACGGGCGATGAGCTTGAGCGTCTCTTGCGACTGCTCGTCGCAATAATAGCGAAGACGACGCGCACAATCGTCCTTGCGATCGCGCGACGCAGATGCTATCCGAACAGTGTCAGTTGCGAACAACACTTGACGTACTAAGCTCCAAACAGACGAAAGTGATAGCAGTATAGCTTAATACTGCTTGCGAGTCACGATGTTTGTTCATCGTGGCACCGTATGTGCGCCAACATTTTTTAGCTTCGTCGTTGCGAAGACTTCAAACTCAACCGGCTGAATAGGCTTGCGAGCGCGATAAGCATCGAACAGGCGGGAAGCTTCGCGCATCGAGCGACACTCGCGCGCGCACAGCGGAACGTGCCCTCCCCCGTTCAGCACGCACGCCGCGATGGCAGCGCCGCGCCCGTTACAGGCGATGCCCTCAAGCTCATACGGGTTGAGAGAGACGTGCCGGAGAGAGTGCGCAGCCCATGCCAGCGCATGCACAAAGTCGTCGTGAGCGCCGCGCGGATGCGTGAACTTGGGAACGGCGGCTTCGCCATCGGTCGCCTTGCCGTCTGCATGCACCTCGAACACGGCGAGTTCGGCGAGTAGGTCTTTGAAAGCAGGATGGATGTGGAGGCGCTGTTCAGCCGCAGCCTGATACAGCCTCATGAACGCCTGATACTTCGACTTGCGCGACGGGTGGACCACCTCAACGCCGGAGCTGAACGGCTGTGTCGCGGCCCAATCCGCCACGTCCTGCGCCCCGTAGGACTCCAACGTGGCGCGGCTCATGCCGTAACCCCGATGGTAACCGTCTAGCCGGCTCTTGATGCCGCCAAGCCGGCCAAGGAACACGCTGTCGGCGTCGAGCACAAATAGGTGCTCCTCATCGTCCAGCACGATCTTGGCGACACAGGCGGTCACGGTGCGGTCGCCGTGCCGCGATCCGCCGAACGCACGGTCCAAGCCACCGCCGACGATGTAGGCGGACCCAGCGGCGAGCGCCTTCACGTCTAGTGGATATTCGTGCGTGCATGCTGCCAGCACATCGGAGGGGAACAAGGCGCTGGTCGCATCGCCCCAGCGGTTCAGGTGATACAGCGCGAACTCATGCGGCAGCATCTGGCGCGACAGCGACCGGAGCTTGGTTTCGCTAATCCAAGGCGGCGCGTTACGGCATGCGTCGCCAAGGTCGGCGTAGGAGATATGGCTGAACGCGATCGACGTGTCAGGGTCGGTCGGATGGTTCGCGGCCTGATACAGCTCGTATAGCTTGTTCGACTTGGGAGAGACGGTGCTGTCGATCAGCATGAGCGAGCCGGCGGTGTCCAGCAGCGAGCCGGCGAGCGCCGCGAACACCTCATCGCCGCGCGGTGCGGCGTGAAGCTCCGATACTTGGGCGCACGACAGCTTCTTGCCCCATAGCGCGGCAGGGTTGGCGCTGAAGGCCTGAATGGTAGAGCCGGCGGTCGGGAACTCGATACGGTCGCCAAGCACGTTGATGGTGCCCGCCGCGACCAGACGCTTGAGCAAAGGGGTTTGCTCGAAAGCCTCACGGATCGACCGAAACGCCGTATCCACAACCTGCTTCTCGCTGTTCGCGACAACGGCGACGGTTTCGGTCTGGCGAGTGAGGAACCGCCAGACGATGATCATAGCTGACGTGACAGACTTGCCGTGTCGCCGCGGCCAGCAGAACGCCGCGACAGACACCTCTTCGCCGTCCAGCGCCTTGGCGATTTCCGCGCTTTCACGGGGACCGGGAACGAACGGGGTGAAACCGCCGGTGCTCGACCGGACGCGGGGCTGCACGTCATCCAAGAACTTGAAAAAGCCCGCGCTGCCGGAACGCCATGAGGCGATCGACGCGGCGAGGCTGGACGTGGCAGACGTGGTGGACAAGCTGACGAACTCGGAGCTGATTTGAACGCCGCGTGGTTCGCGGGATCAGCCAAACGACGCTCGGCTTGAGCGGCCCTTGTCCGGGCATGGACCGCACGCGGTCCTGAATGTTTCGGTGCCTAGTGCCGCTTCGCGGCTAGTGGCTCGCTGTGTTCATCGTGAGCGCGCTAACGTGTTCGCCTCAAACGCCGTGGGGTATAGCTCGCCGGGTAGCTGGGAGAGTTATCCTCACTCCGATGAGGGGTTTAGCGTCACCATGACGAACGCCGACGATTGTAACAGAACTAGCACGAGATTGGAACAGGGTTTGTTGATAGCCATTGCTCGCCGCGACCGATGCAGGGCGCGATCTCGTGAGGCCCAGCAAGCTACCCGCCGGTGTGGTTTCGTTTCAACCTTGAACCCCCTAGCGCGCGCGTGTGTATGTATAATACTACACGGGTAGCGCGCGGGGGCGCATCCATAAGAATCTAAATAACTAAATATATATTAGATTCATGATTCAGAATCAGATTCGATTCATGAAATAGTATCCCTCACTTCGTTCGGGATACCGAGCGACGCCTTCGCGTCGCTCTTTTTTGTCAAAAGACAGTATAGCTGACCTATTCGGGTTCAGACAGAACCGGGACTGCGGTATTCAGCGAAGCCAGCGGTGTTCAAGCACCTCGGTGTGCCCCTCTTGCGCTGGAATGGGGTTGTGGGGCCGTTCAGGAACCCACCGGCGAGCCGAAATCCAGAACCTCTGGCGTGCATGCCTTCTATTTTGGCCGCAAACGCATGCTACAGCGCGATTCCAGGGCCTTCCGCTGCCAGACAGCCTGAACAGCTTAGTCACGCTGCAATGGCCGTTTCCGGGCAAAATAGCCACACCGCCAGTTTCAAGCGTTTGGCAGCATCAAGTGCGCGAAGTTAACGCCCTTGAACGGTTCAGCCCTAAATGCCGCATCGACCATCGCCTTCAAGCGCGCTGGAGTACCCTGCGGCAAGTTGCCATAGACGCTTGTAATCGTGTTGTTTGAATGCCCGAGCACAAGCTGCCCGAACTCAACATCAATGAACCCCGCAGCGCGCATGGCATCCGACATCGTATGTCGGAAGGAGTGCATCCCGAAGCCATCAGCCCCGTCCTTCACACCAATACGTGTTAGATACCGACCAAGCCACCGCCCCGGCGCGGCCCCCAACGGATCGTGGGCGCGCACCTTCAACTCGGGGAATAGCTGCTGATTGCCATCATGTTTGCTGCGCGCGAGCTGCTCGCGCCAATAATCTAGAAATCCTGCGGCGATTAGATGATCATGGAGCGCTGCAATACGGCTCTGTTTATTCTTGATTCTTCGCCCGCTCGCCTCATCGTGTTTCAGCATTATTAGTGGCACGGCATCTTTAATAGCAACATCATCGACGTGCAGCTGCGCGATTTCTGTAACGCGCGACCCGGTAAAAAGGCATAGCAATGGTATCCAGTAGCGGTGATCCCTCACCGCGACCTCACCAACTTCGTGCTCTTTACCAGCCCCGCCGCACCTCGCGAACAACGGCGAGCCGACGATGGCGTTGAGCTGCGCTGTCGTGAATGATGGACGGCGATTCTCACCCTTATCGAGCGCGGGATGCAATCCATCAAACACGTTGCTATCGAGCGCCAAGTGTCGCGGCCCATCGCTGATAAGCCAATCAAACAGGGGCGCGATAATTGACAGATACTTCGCTTGCGTTGTCAGGCTCATTATCTTCAATCCGTCCCGCTTAGCGATAGCGATGCAATCGGCAATTGATGCACTCGCAATCGACGCCAACTTGCCCCTCGACGCCGGGAACTGCGCAAGCATGTCGCGGAACGCCCGCGCATCGTCTTTCGTGATTGATCCCACCGCTCGCTTCGCGCCAACGAACTCCGAAAACAGCTCGACCGCAACGCGGTCTTTCTGAAACAGTTCGATGCGGCGACGGCGCTTGCGCCCCGGCTGGCAGCGCCACGCCGCGAAAGCGTCATACAGGTCTAATATTGTTTCACCGTCCGCCGCTGTCTCGCGCTCACGCTGGCGCACGCGCGCGATCACCGGGCTTTCACCGACTGCCTCTAGGTCGCCCACATTGCGCCGATGCTGCGCCTGTAGGTTCGCAAGCCGAGAAGCGTTCAGGCGATCGACCAGCTTCCGGTAAGCCTCACCGTCGCGGTCCAACTCAACGCCAAGCGCTTCCATTGCCTCTTCGGCAAGTTCCCGCACAAGCGCGTCGTCACCAGTGGCAGCAGCCCGCACCTGTTCCTCAAGCTCGGCACGGACGAAGGCGACGTGCGCGCGATACATGTTGCCACCCTTGCCGGCCAGCGTTCGCCGCCCTGTGTCGGCGGCAGAAAGGGGCAGCTCATACCCAAGCACAACGGCGGCTTCGTCTAGCTCGTGGTCCGCCGGTGTGACGGTTCGTGCGACTGGAAGCGCCGAAGCCGCCGGCACCAACTCGCCCCGCAACATCGCCCACTCTCGCTTCCAATCGTCCAGCACCCGCAAGGCGCGATCCGATGCAATCCGGCGATCGGTCGTGCCCATCGACTTGACGCGCTCCTTCGGCTTGCCGGGGGCGTGAAGTGCGCGCGGAACTGGAACACGAAGCTGCCAAGTGCCGCGCTTGCCGCGCTGAACAAGGTAGGTGGCGAGAGACAT